GACTCTGTGCCTGTTATTATGTTTGAGTGATCAGGGGTCACTTGGGTTCCAACTACCGCGACTTAGAAGCGTGGACATGACGTTGGGTAAAACTGCACAATGCTCCCAAACACAAACCAAATCCAATTAAATCCGAGGTAATCTAATGTCTTTCGCAGATCTGAAGCGTAAATCCCAGAACAATTTTGACTTCCTACAAAAGGAACTTGAAAAGTCATCCAGCAATAAGAATGTTGATGATCGTTTCTGGAAACCAGAGGTTGATGCTTCTGGAAATGGGTACGCTGTTATCCGTTTCCTCCCTGCTCCTGAGGGTGAGACCATCCCATGGGCAAAACTGTACTCCCACGCCTTCCAAGGTGTTGGTGGTTGGTACATTGAAAACTCACTCACCACTCTTGGCGACAAGGATCCCGTTGGTGAAGTGAACCGCCGTCTCTGGAACAGCGGTAGTGATGAAGACAAAGAGACTGCACGTAAGCAGAAGCGTAAGCTCCAGTATTACAGCAACATCTATGTCGTGAAGGATCCAAAGCACCCTGAGAACGAGGGTAAAGTATTCCTTTACAAGTATGGTAAGAAGATCCATGATAAGATCCTCGCTGCTATGCAACCTGAGTTCCAAGATGAGACACCAGTAAATGTCTTTGACCTTTGGGAAGGTGCTAACTTCAAACTGAAGATCAAGAAAGTTGCGGGGTACTGGAACTATGACAGCAGTGAGTTTGATAGTGTTTCTGCTCTTTCTGCAGACGATGATGAACTTGAAGCGACGTGGAAAAAAGAACACTCGCTAGAGGCATTCACTGCCAAGGAGAACTTCAAGTCCTATGAGGATCTTGAGCGTCGTCTGAACATGGTACTTGGTATTGGGCAACGTCCTGTGACCCGTCCTTCTGTTGATGATGAAGAGTACGAACCAGTTGTAACGACTGGTGGATTCAACGATCCTGACATCACTCGCTCTGCACCTTCTCCTGTTAAGCAGGAAGCAGTTGTAGATGACGACGATGCACTGTCATACTTCGCACGTCTAGCAGAGGATTGATATGGATGTAGTTCACGCATGGAATTCCATGAGTTACGGGGAGGGGTTTCTCTTCTCCCTGTGGGTCATCGGAATGTATTATATTAAACTTCGTATGGATAAATTCATTCGATGAAAAAGTATTTAAGAGCATTCTTAAATCCAATCACCCAGATCAATGTAATGATTCTGGGTTTTTTAATAGTTATTCAGATGGTACATACCAGAGCACATCATACTCTAGAGAGTGATGTTCATGGACATGTTCATCGAGCACTAAAAGCAAACCCTGAACTGGCACGATCTGCCTGTTACGAACTTGACTGATGAAGAAAAAAGAAATGATCGAGGCACTACGCAAGCGTCTCGATCAACTAGAGAAGGACAACTTAGTTCTACTCACACGAGTTGCATCACTAGAAACGAAATTCGATAATCAAATCTGTGAAAAGTGAAAAAATTATTCTGGCAAAAATTTGCTGAAAAAGTCGATTAGATTCTTGCTCTCTTTAATCTAGCATTAATATAGTCATCACTCTTCTTGTAACGATTATTCTTTCTGAAGTCATCTACAAATGATATGAAGTAATCTTCTTTTAGAATAAAGATCTCACGCTTCTTCTCATTCTCTGCAGTGTAGTGTTCCATAACAGTCACTGCTTTTGAAATCTCATTACCGTTCTTAGTAACGTATTGACCATCAGAGAAAAGGAACTTATGTTGACCATCGTAAAAGGTCTTGTCAACATGGGTTCCTTTTTTGTATTGTCCAAAATCATATGTCTCATAGTGATGAATGGTTCCATACGGATCATCAAATTCAGATGTAATTAATTTTGTTAACTCATAGTTAGATACGGGCCAATCAAATTGTGCGTTGACAATATTATTTGATAGCAACACTACCCAATCATACATCTCATCACCATAAACATTCTTTGCTACATGTTCTGGTCTTTCTCTATCACCAATTTGATATAGAGTAAAGAACACTGCATTCTCAAAGATATTTTTGTTCAGTTCATATCTTCTGAAGAAATTCTTAGCAAGAGTAATATCTTCTTGTGTGAATGGATATCCAACAGGTTTGATTGGATATTGTATGTTTGGTATTAAAGAAAAATACATCAGTGACCTCCGTGTAGTGCTTTGTTCTTACCAAACTTGGCTGTACTTGGTCCAACTGGTCTAATGTCTTCTCTGTACACGAGTTTGAGTTCTTTGAATGATAATCTTAGTTCAGTTGCAACTGGATAACCATCTCTTGTTACCACATATTGTCCATCAGTAGTGTAGTTAACATCAACACTAACTAATGCACATGTTTTATACTGTGGAAGGAATGGATGTAAACCATTTCCCTTCATGAATGCAAACTTACATACACTAGGAACAGAAATAAAACCAACTTTTGTTTCTGCTTTGCCTGCTACATTTAATATTTGACCACCACCTGTAAGTTTACCTCCTTGCTGTTTACCAGGAATACCAAACGTAGGATGTAAGCATAGTTTAAATGTCCTTACAATTTCAAAAATAATCTCTGCTTCTTCCTTGTTATTTGGAACCAACTTATATGTAAAGTCAATGGTTCTCATGTGTGGATTTCTGAATAGCAGTTCAGTGTTAGGATTTAACACTACTCCTGCTGCTGATGCAAACAAATCATTTCTACTAAGTTGTTCGCCAGTTGCACCTGCAACTTGACCTCTAATAAAATCAGCACCACTAATTTCTGGCATTCTACCAATTGCATTGCCAGCATTTTCAAATTGACCTTGTATTGATGCAAACAGATTGCCATCTCTCAGTGCCATACCACCTCTGATCTTAGCAACAGCTGTGTTACTAAACGATTGATCAGACCACTCTGCTCCATATGTAGATGACACATCAGGTGGAACATATAGTACAACCTGATTTAATTGTGTATCAACTTTTAAATTAGTTACTGATAAATTATACTCTTCAACAGTTCCATACTCACCACTACCTTGTCCTATGAACTGTCTAGGATTAAGTGTTCCTACAACGTTACCAAATGGTGGTGAATATCTATAGAATTGGAACAGCATGTAATCTGTGCTTCCCAATACAGAATCTCTTGGATATCTTAGTGATGATTTGTGAGCATCGTTTCTATCATTGTCTCCCAGTATTGCTGGTGCTGCCACTTTAAATGAAATTTGGTCGGGACCTAACAATTCATCCTTTTTATCTCTTGCATATTGTTTGAGATCAGCTACGAAATCTTTTGCTAAGTTGCCAGCAGGACTATTCTCAATCCAATCAATCACACCTTCTAGATCATCATCTAGACCGAGTGCTCTAAGAGGAGCTTTAACTGTCCAAGGAAGTGCATCGAACCAAGAGTTATCTTTTGGTTCTGATTTTACTTCGTTATCATTTGTAGTGGTATCTTCCTCTACCTGTTGTGCTACTGGTTTTGGATCCGACATTATTTACTTTGACCCGTGATTTTATCATAGAAAGCTTCATCAGTATCTTTCCAGACAAGTTTCTTATCTATTGGAAAGTTCATACCATTGATACTTTTCACAAATTCCTCTGTTGGTAGGAGAATAGCACTATCCCACTCTGCTTGAGCAAGATCAATGTACACTCCTTCTTGGACATGGTTATGTAGGTATTTATGAAAGCATGCCTTAGGTACGTCGATTCTTCCTTGTAATAGTTTTTTGGTGGCAATAATTCTCTTTTTTGGTGACAGATAGTGTAAATTTATTCCTGTAAACTCACTACCCTTTGACTTAAGAACGTATACTAGTGGAAACTTGTCGTAGTAAGGCAACCATCTCATTTTTGCCTGATACTCAAACATATAGATATGTCTTTCTAATGTAGTGTTACGTAATTCGTTTTGAGTTTGGGATACTTCTGTACTGCCTTTGTTATTGAAATTCTTTTTATACTTGCCAGATTCTGACTTAACTGCTGATCTATACCACTTGATAGATTTCTTTTGACCTGAACTCAGAGTTTTTACTCTCTCGAATAGAGTTTCGTATCCTGCTGTTTTTGTGTTTGCGGTTCTAATTGCGGTAGAACCAAATCCTTGTGCCATTGTTTCATACTCCTAAATGATCCTCGGTTAATATTAAGAAGCTCATCTGCCTGTCTTCACAATATTCACGAGCAGCAGACCATTTAGTTTGGTTTTTTGCGTATGTTAATGCAGCATTACGATAGGAGGCAGTTCGTTTATTTTTGTCATTCGGTGGTTTAGTTTGTTTTTTGGGTTTTACTTCAATAATATACTTCGTGATCTTTCCTGACTTTTCACGAACTTTTATGTAGAAATCAGGGAAGTATCTTCTCACTCTACCATCAGGTGCCCTGTATGGTATAATAATCTCTTCACTACCCCACTGTAATATATTAGGGTTGTTGTCACAGAACACCATGAACTTTCGTTCCCATAGCGACCTATAAACAATGTTTGTCGGGTTGCCACGGTACTTCTTAGGATTCACTGGTTTGTAAAATCCAGAGTACGCCATAAATATAAAGAGACCAACATAGGTATTTAGTGTGTCTATAGACAACTTTTTAAAGAAGATCGGTAGCAGAGGTGGTATTGCTTCAAGCAATAACTTCGATGTGCAGTTTTACTTGACGGATGAACTTAAGGAAGCGTTGGGTGAATATTATAAAGAAGAGTACATTAAAATCTTCTGTGATGAAGCACAGTTACCGAACATTAGCACTGGAACTGGTGGAATCACTGGAAGATACCTAGGTGAAAGTCAGGTGAACTATGCAACCAGTCGTGTCTTCAGTACGTTCCAATTAGGTTGGATGTTAACTGCTGATCTACTTCCTCTGAAATTCATTCAATCATGGAATGATTATATTTTTGGAGAGCAT